TAGGAAAGGGGTTTTTTAATGGCTACGGAAGCAGATTTAATTCAAAAATTTAAAGACTTAAATATACCAGTAGGAGCTGACTTTGAAGAGCTTATTCATGAAGCTTTTGTTGGAGCTAACTTGGTAGATAAAGTAAATAGTAAAGCAGATGATAGCAAGGTAGTTCATAACACAGGTGCCGAAGAAATATCTGGTCAAAAAACGTTTGATGTAGCACCAATTGATAGAAATACAGGCAATCCCTATATCACAAGAGATGGCGTACCAACGATTGACCTAAGCAATTATCCTACTAAGGACCAATTAGCAACAAAAGCAGATGACAGTAAAGTTGCCCACCTATCTGGAGCTAACAATTTTGGCACTGTCCCAACGGTCAACAATAATCCGCTACTACTAGCAAGCAGTTTACCATCAACGCTTGCCGATACTACTAAGTTATCTAACTTTACTGCCGGACTTCAAAAGGGTGGGGCAGATGTTGCTACACAATCAGATGTTACAACCGCTATCAGCACTGCTACAGCTAACATGGTTGACTCTACTAAAGCCACAAACTTTACTGCGGGACTACAATCTGGAGGTGTTGATGTCGCAACCGCGGCTGATTTGAAAAGCGTTGAAGACAAAGCTTGGAAATTATTGGTAAATAGCGATGCTACTACGGCTTTTTATCGACTTGTTGACGGAACACTATATATATCTGGGTATGCCCGCGTACCAGGAGGTGGTATATCCCCTAGCCTGACAATATCCAGTCAACCCCCAGCAGAATTACAAAACAAAGTATGGACTATCCAAAAGAAAATGACGGTAGGGTCCAGTAATGTTACTGCAGATTTATCTTTTGATAGTTCATCTTTATCTGTCTCTTGTTTCAATCAGGGTAATCAGGTCCCTAGCAGTATCGTAGTTTTTAATAACTCATATACGCAAAGTTAGGAGGAAAAGAAATGCCAACTTATTACGTAAAATCAGATTCAGATAACCAATTTACAGATACGGAGTTAGTTTAGAAAGGACGATTAAATGTTTTAGTAATGGCACAAGAAAATTATATTTATATGACGGGGGAATCCTACTAGTCATTCGTCAGTTATTAAGATGTTGCCTAATGGAAATTTCTATTAATCAAATATAAAATCTATGAAAGTTTAGAAAGGAAGATATAATGGCTAAAATAACACCGAAAAGTATAGCGGATTTAAAAGCCCTTTTTCAAGATAATGAAAAGGCCCTTGGCGCCAACTTCTCACAACTAATAGACTTCTTTAATGATAATAAAGTTACGGACAATGGGGATGGAACTTTCTCCGTTGGAAATACTATTATAAATGTTAATGATATTGTTCAAGAGCCGGAAGTTCGGAGTATTATACTCTCTCAGCTAAAGGCTAGTACAGATTTAGCAACTAAGGAGCAGTTAGATACCAAAGCGGATACCTCAGCAATTGACCCAAGTGTAATGGCTAAGCGGGTACTAACGGCCGATGATGATGTATTATCGTTAGACGTGGGAACATATTGGGTATGGGGGTCAATGCCTAAAAATTATCCCACAACTGTGCCGTGGGGAACCGTGGTGGTTAAGCTAAAGCCAACCTCAAATAATTCCCAGAATGAAATAGTGGAAGTGACTGATGTGTCTAATACTAGATTGATTAACACGTATGCGTGTAGTCCAATCCATTGGTCTTGTTGGCGAGTACCTAATTCAAACACAATGGCATCTAAAACCGATTTCACAACCGCTATCAGCACTGCTACTGCTAACATGGCTGATGATTTAAAAGTAGCCCACCTATCTGGTGCTAACAATTTTGATACCGTTCCAACTGTTAACAATAATCCGTTATTATTAGCAAGCAGTTTACCATCTGACCCAGCTTTTGTTGGGCTTCAAACGCAGGTTAATAATCAGGAAACCGACTTGAATAACAATATCAATAGTAAGTTATCTCAAATAAGTTCTGTTCCTGAAACGTTTGCTAATCTTGCCGCATTACAAGCAAAATATCCTAATGGAAAAACTGGCTTATTTGTGACAGCTGATAACGGGCACAAGTATATTTGGACAAACAATACTTGGACAGATGCAGGCGTTTATCAGAGCGTAGGGATTGCTGAAGGTAGTATAACAGCAGCTAATTTAGTTGCAAATGCTACTTTCGGATTCGTATATCCTGGAAGCTCACCGCTTAAATACGATACTAAGTCACAAAAATTACTATTTCCGCCTGACACAAGTGTAGGTTATCGAGGTGGCACAGAATATGTATCTGTTAATAAAACATCTACCGATATTGCGCTAACCGTTGATGCTCGAGGTTGGATATATATAGATACTGTTACCGGAGAACCAGGATTCAGTCATCAACCTATTCAGGACCAGAATATGGTCGTGATTGGTGGCAAGCTATCTGACTCTAACATCTATTTAAATGGTCCATATTTAATTGACGGTTTAGAACCACTCAGCCAATATGCTGCGATAAAATTTGTCGACATTTTTGAATCTGGAAAAATGCCAAATTTCGATTCAACGACTAATAGCCTTCATTTTGGTAATGAATACGCTGCCGTTGACCGAGCTAATCCAATCCAAATTGTAAATAAATTGGGAGAGAAAGAATTTGATTTTGATTTAACCGATAAATATGGTTTTATCTTAATTGACAGAATAACTGGTGTTATCCAAAATGAGCTATCTACTGGAGACATATCCTCGGGCTATTTAGTTATTGGAGGCGTTCGCATAAATGGTAAATTAAAACTAAATGGTTTATTCACAGTCGACGGAACTTACTATGATGATCTTGAAGCAGCGCCTAACTATAACTTTTTTTTCTCTATCCCAAATAAAGCGATTATTTGGAATACTGATAAAAGAACGCTTGCTTTCCACGGAGCTTTTATAAATTTTGGTCGCAGAAGTATTGGCATGAAGGAACAAACTTTAACTTACGAAAAAAGTGGTACTTACTACATTTACTGGAACAAAGATAATTCCGAAGTAGAAATCGAACAACCACCAGTAAATGTTGTCAATTCTCGATTCCAATTGGGATGGTTTAATACTTATAACAAGATTATTTACATGAACACAGATTCTAATTGTATTAAAATCGTTCCTAAAACACAAAGCGACTATGATTTATCAGCAAACGATAATCTAACCTTTTTTGGAGATTCAATTACCTTCGGACTTCACGCTTCGGATAGTAATCACTCATATCCAGCCGTCATTTCTAGAACTGCGGGAATCACCGTGTACAATGAGGGTGTCTCTGGCGCAACATGGCAAAACGGTTCTGGTAATGACACCATCTCACTAGCTACTCGTTCAAAGTCGATTGATTTTACACGTGGCAATACAATTGTACTATTTGCAGGTACTAACGATTTTGCCCAAGCGTTGCCAATCGGGAAGCTAACGGATACTACAGATAAGACAATGTTGGGGGCAATTAACACTGTAATCAATAATATCTATGCTAAAAATCCAATGGCTGATATTAGATTGGTATTACCAATGTGGAGGGCGCGTATTAATGATGCTAGCAAATTCGTCGATATTGAAACTACACCTAATTACAAGGGCTTGTATCTAAAAGACTATAATGATGCGATTAAAAGTGTTGGTGAACGTTATCATTTACCAACATTAGATTTGTATCACGGTTTTAACATTAACGAATTAAATTATAAATATTGGCTTGCCGATGGCTTGCACCCAAATGATACAGGCTATGCTAAACTTGCTAATATTATTGGGAATTTTATTTCAAGGTCATAAGCACCAGAAGACATATTAAAATAGGAGGTAGACAATTAAATAAGCACAAATTAAAGGCACTCATCTTAATGGTGGGCGCCATTTTTATGCCCTTTTTAACGGTCAATGTTACTAGTCAGGATTCAACTAGTCGAGAACACGGGGTCGACTGATCTAAGTATAATGGTATAAGAAGGGCACTGTATTAAAAGTAGCTATGGCTAAGGCTAATAATAAGTTAATTAAAATTAAGTAGTTTTAAAAAGAGGATTGACAGCCCTCTTTTTTTGTTATATACTCTAGTAAAAGGAGATGCAAATTGTGGAATTAGAATATCATAATTATCGAGTTACAACTGATGCTTATAATTATATTGTTACTAAGAAGATATTTAGTAAAAAGGCTAATAAATATATCTTTTCATCAGCAAGTAATCGTTATTTTAATACATTAGCCCAAGCTATTCAATATATGGCTAAAGATACTTTGAAAGATAAAAAGGATATTACAGATATTGAGAAGCTTGCTACAGAAGTATCTAATATTGATACTGAATTTGAAAACTTATATAATCATATTAAGGAGGAATACAATGATTAGTGATAAAATTTATTTTGAATCAGATAATGATAAGGCTATTTTACCAGAAAGAGCAACAAAGTATTCTGCGGGTTATGA